CGTTTATCATACATATCAGTATTATCTCCATCATCTATGTATGATCCAGTATCTTTCATCTTTTCAATCCTATCAATCATATCATCATACTCATTTTCATCATCACCATTTGTATAGTTATTAATAAAATTAGAACGTCCGCTCGACAATATATTTTTAAAGTATGCAGATGCAAGTCTTTCTGGGCTATTATCTCCATCTTTATTTTTTTCTTTTCCTTCAGCTTTAATCTTAAGGTCAGCAATAGTCTTTTTAACAGAAGTTATTTCTTTTAATATATTGAGCTTATTCTGTTTTGAGCTCAATACCAATTCCGCCAAATCATTAGTATATTTACTAACACCCCTCGACCTTGAGCTCTTTAAAGATTTTAATTCTTTTTCCAAATCTTTTCCGAATTTTCCAGTTTCATCAAGAAGGTTATAAAGTAACGTTAATTCTTCAGCAAATTCTTTTTTATATACGTTATCTTGTTTTTTTAACTTACTATAACCGTTTTTCTGCTCATTGATAATATCATCATCGATTTCGGTATCTTCACGTTCTCGTATGATATCTTCGATATCGAGTAATGCATCATCATCATTTTCTTCATCACCATCATCGTCCTGGTCAACAATATCAAACTCAGATGCTTCTTCAAGAATAGAACGCTTTCCTTTTTTCTTATCTTTTTTCTTCTTATTTTTTTCTTTTTTTGGCTTAGAGAATATGATAGAATCATCAGTTAAACTATCATCATCATCATAGTATTTAGGCTTCGATGGTTTAATCTGTAATGATTCAATTTGGTCAATCATCGATGTCAATTGTGGCTCATCCCCCATGTTAATATCAATTATATAGTAATTATTTGCTTCATTATTCATATAAGCACCTCCCAATCTATTTTTTAAATAGGTGTTTCTGTCGTTAACTTTTATAACCAGACAACATCTTTTCATTTATATATTATTATTTTAGCTTAAACAAAAAATAAAGCGGTATTTTTAAGTAAAGGAGAATAAGAAAATGACAAAACAAAATAATTTTGAAAATATCGAAGATATTATTAAGTATTTTGAAAGTACGGTATTTATTATTGAAGAAAAAATGAGTACTAAAAAAGGGTACAGAGCATTTATTGACGAAATTTATGATTGTATCAAAGCCGGATTTGAACATAAAAAATTGCGTGAATGTCCGGTATACTTTAAATTCCACAATGATAGCGATATTCAGGTTCTGCAATTACGACATTTCTTAACAAACTTATTCTTTTGGGAACCATTGATAGAATTGGACTCCCAGGATTTAATAAACGAAGCATACATTGTAGATGCAACAAAACTATCATCAGGATATATAAAGAAATATATTGATAAGATGATAGTTGTCCCATACCGCTCAAAGATATCAAATAAAAGATTGAATAAAATATTACACGATCTTATATTCAATTTATCAAGAATTTCGACAGACTTTAATATTTTATTAGGATTAACTATGAATATCGAAGCGTTCATTGATGTAGCAAATAAAAATGAACGCTTCGATGAAATTATTCATACGAAATTGGATCCCGCATGGCAACCGAGTAAAATAGAAAGTCATCTTAATGATTTGATGAATGAAGAAATTGAAATATTGATGAGTGAAGAAAATGTTCTTAGACCAATACTACGTTCTGGTACTGGAATAAAATCTAAACAGCTTAGTGAATTTAGTATTAGTGGTGGACTCAAACCAGACCTTGCAGGAAATACTATACCACAGCCAATAAACTCAAATCTTGTTGTCGGCGGTCTTGGAAATGTTAGTAACTATTTTATTGACTCAATAGGTGGCAGGAAGGCTCTTATTATGAACAAGTCGGTCATGGGAAAATCGGGTCATTTTGCAAGAAAGAACATGCTGTTAGTGTCCAATATAAATTTACGTAAGGATGACAAAATCTGTAATTCGGTACATCCTATAACAATAGAAATTAAAACCAAAACTCATTTGGAACGTTTAATAGGTCGTTATTATAGAACTCCTGGTCAACACACATACAAGATTCTGACAGGAAATGAAACAGATTTAATTGGGAAGAAGATATTAATAAAATCCCCAATAACATGTGCATCAAAACATGGGATATGTCGTGGATGTTATGGTGATGTATTATTCCATACAAATAAAAATGATGTTGGCATAGGTGCATTTGCTGGTGCAATCATAACTAACCCTGTATCACAGGCAGTGCTATCATCAAAACATCTGTTAACAACAGCATCAGAAAAAATGGAATTTCCTAAAGAATTTAACGATTTCTTTACATTATCTGCTAATGAAATAATGCTGAATGTTGATAATGATAACTTATCGGATTATTCATTAGTTATCATAGCCGATAATATTGTAACAATAAGCGAATTAAATGAAGGGGAAATTAATGAATTTGTAACCATATTCCATATAAAGAATAATAAGACTGGCGATTATATTGAAATATTTGAAAAGGATAGAAAAGATATGTATTTATCACCAGAATTAATTTCTGCAATGGGTATAAATAAGAAAAACAAAAAAGTATATGAAATAAATCTTATGGATATACCTGATGATATACGTCTATTTCTTATGGAGATTGAAAATAACGAATTAACAAGACCATTATACAGCATTATGGGATTATTGGATACTAAAGAACATCGTAGAGAAATGGGTATTGAGACAGTTGACGATATGGCTCAAAAGATGCTCGATTTGTTAATAGAATCAAAAATCAATGTAATGTCGGTTCATGGTGAAGTTATGATAAATCCATTAGTTCGTTCTATTGAAGATATTTTAGAACGACCCGATTTTAGACAATATGGTGCTAGGGAAGATACACAAATCTTAACAGTATCAGCAGCATTGGAAAAACATCCATCAGTTTTGATAGGTTTATCATTCCAGTATTTAGGTCGACAGTTATTAAATCCATTAACATTTAAGAAGAAGGGAAAATCTTTTATAGATCCATTCTTCAAAGAAAGACCATAATGATAAAAACAAGAGTGTATCTTCATTTGAAGATACACTCAATTGATTATGGAGGGAAATAATGTCATATAGAATTGAAGTAAAACATACGTCCATAGTTATACATGATTATACCTTGGGCGACTGTGAACAACTAGAAAAATATTTATCTTTATGGAATCCCTCATATTTCAGATACGAGTCTAAGGGATTTATGTATTATGAAGATACAAAAACTCTTCTGATACCTAGAGGGGTTGATATTAATTTTATTGAGAAACTATTGAATAGTGTCTCCGAAGTTATCTATGTTCCTGATGATTATGATAGGGTATCTATAAAATTACGCACAATGCCACGAGATGATATACAAAAAAAATCAATTTCATTTTTAATTGGTGAAAATGATTTCGCATACAGTAAAAAATATGCACAGGTGCTTTTAAATTTACCAACAGGAGAAGGTAAAACATATGTGTCGACAGCAGCATTGACATTTTTAGGAATGAAGACCATAGTTATAACACATATGGATAGAATTAAACAGCAATGGTATAAATCATTTATAAATATGACCGATTTAGATGACAAATATATCTGTGATATCAGCGGTTCGAAAATTATTAATAAATTAATGGATTCCAATAATCTTAAATACAAAGTATATTTAATTAATCATGACACTATTCGTTCATATGCAAAAACATATGGATGGGAAAGTATTCACAGATTATTTATGCACTTAAAAATAGGAGTTAAGATATTTGATGAAGCTCATTTGAATTTTGAAAATATTATAAAGATTGATTTAAATACAAATGTTAAAAAAACTATTTATCTTACTGCTACTTTTAAAAGAAGCGATTATAAAGAAGATAAATTATTTAATATATGCTTTAGAAATGTTATAAGGTATGGACAAGAAGCTCAAAAAGAAAAACGACGACACATATTATACCTTGCAGTATTATATAACAGCAGACCTAGTTTGGATAAACGAGCATATATGAACACATATCATGGGTTTAATAAAATACGATATTCAGAATATCAGATGGAGTGTAAAGAATTTTATGACGCATTAGACTATACAATATCATATTTTAAAGATAAAGAAGGAAAGATAATGATATTGTCATCCAAAATAGATAGCACAGAAGCTATACGCGATTATTTAAATGATAGATTTCCGGAACTATCAGTATCAACATATCATTCTAAATTATCTCCAGCAGATAAACAAAAAGCTTTAGGATCTGATATAATAAGCACAACCCCAAAATCAGCAGGTACGGGTGTTGATATTCCTGGTCTACGTACAGTAATAATGGCAGAAAGTTATTCATCTGTCGTTCAAGCAGACCAAGTATCGGGTCGATTACGAGAATACTCTGACCACGATAACACATTTTATGTAGAGTTCGTTGATACTGGTTTTGATAAAGTATACTCTATGTATAAGAAGAGATTACCACTATTTAAGAAAAAATGTGCAAAAATATTATCAATTCAATTATAAAAAGGAGGGGACTATACTATGTTAAGTATATTAAAGTTCATAACAAGTAATGCTATAACTTACTTCGCAACGATAGGTCTTATATGGTCAATCGGCTTTTCTATTAGCGTTGCTTTAGATCCGCTTTCTAAGATAGGCAGACCTAAGTTCATAAAGATGCCTGCCACAAGTAAAGTGGTCGTAGCAGATACAACAAACATTGAAAATTGTAAAGGGGAGTAATTTATGGCTAAAAACACATTTCAATATAAAACAACTATAAGTGTTAACAGAGAAAATTTTATAGAAAAAGTTGTAAAATGTAGTGAATTGAAAAAGAATGATTTGCGTGTATGTATGCATTTATTGACACATCTCGATTCGATGACTTATAAAGATGTAAGTAAAAAGAATATAGCATTCGATTTAGAAATGTCAAAAAAAGAAGTAGATAAATCTATAAATAAATTAGAATTATTTGGAATTATCCAACGTGGTAGCTCGGGTTCAGTTGATAATGGATATATTCTTTTATTCTAATTAAAATATTTTAAAAACATAGGAGAATAAAAAAAATGATTAAAAATGAAAAATTTGTATTCGATAATGATATATTGTCTGCAATGGATGTTGTCAAGTATTATGAAAAGTATCATCATGATATGATTCATCAGGCTAAGGGCTTTGAACATGGAACTATTATGACTATAATATCTCATGGCGATGCTGATATGTTTATGGATGTATTCAGAACAAGAATAAATGAAATAATTTCAAATGCATTCCTTCCATATGATGATGCTATAACTAAAGCAAATATTCCCGATAAGACTTTCGAAGAGTTTTTTGAAGATACATTCGATGCGGTTAAAGCACTAATCGATGACAAATTTAAAAATGGGTTCATACAACATGAAAATGTATTTGATGATATTTATGAAAAAATACACATTCATGTAGAGACGATGTTTAAAATTAATCGGATAATTTAATTAAGTAAAAAAGAAAGTAATATCCAGTATGAGTAGAAATTCTCATACTGGATATTACAAAGTTATCCGTTGAAAAAATGAGAGGAGGTTTACACAAAAGACAAACAACCAAATTTTTTAAAGGATTTTTACTATAATGTTTATTTTTTTGCCATATTCTTAAAAAACATTTATCTAAAGGAAAGGCGGTGGTTTAGATATGGGATATTTAATAGATGATAAGCAATTCATAAATGATAATATTTTTAAATTTGAAAAAAGATTAGAATCGCAATATACAATTTTTACCGATAAAACACCAACATTCGTAACATACTATCATATTAATAATGCAAATAGCATTGCTGATTTGGGATTTCAAAATATTGAAAAGATTTTGGGTAAAGATTCTCCTATACGATATCAACAAATAAAAGATTTTCCAATTTATGGTATAGATAATATAAAAATAGATTTAAATGATGAGGAGGAAGGTCTTAATGGTAGTTATGAGGGTGAAGGGATAATTTTACCAAACACAATAAAACCTCTACCGAATGATTTATTCAGAATATCGTATTTAGATAGAAGTTATATTTTTATGATAACGGCTATAGATTATGATACTATTAAGAGTAATAATTATTATAAAATTAATTTTTATCTTAGAACTGATTCCGAAGATACATATGAATTGGTGCAAGAACAAATTTTAGAAAAATATAATTGTGTATTTAAAAATATTGGAACAGATGATAAGTGTCTTATAAAAGAAGAAGAACACGCTTTATTAGTTAAAATGAATGAAGCATATAGACAATTAGTTGAAAAATATAATACATTATTTTATAGTAATAAATTTAATAGTTTTATATTCGGCGATGGTAATTATATTATTTATGATAAATACCTAACAAATTTTATAAGTACAAATAGCTTATTTAATGAAAAAGAACAATATAGAACTCTTATGTTAAGTAATGAAGATTGGAATATAAGATTTATACCCGAATATGATATATGCTTCTATTCTATAGTAGAACGTAGAGATATTGATGCACTTAAACATATTCGAATAAATAAAAATTCAATATCATACGATGATTCAGTATTCAAAGCATATAATATGGATAATGTTTTGTCTATAATGTTTATAGATACTGGTCTAGGAACATACATAAATGATGAACTTATAGACAAAATAAAACACAATGTACGAAATGAAGATGCAGGAATTATAGAATCTATGCTTGTGAATTATTTCAATGATAGTTATGAGTCTATATATAATATAAAAATTAATGATATAATGTCTTATAGAATGAATTATACATTTGAAGATTTTATATTGATACCAGTAATATTATATATATTACGTTTTTATTTCGATAGATTCATGATAAATTAATAAATGTGAAAACATTAACTTAATAATTAATAAAAAAGGAGGACACTTCTATGTTAGAAAATCTTAAAAAACAAATGGCTGATGATTTATTTTATTCATCTTCATTAGAGTCTGCTATGCAACAGATGAGTGAGGATGATGAAGATATCAAAGATACCATGCTTAATGATCCTGATGCATTGGTAATGGGTGCAGAAGATGATCCTGAAATCGAAAAATTGGTTGATAAGATTCCTGACACATCATTTGAAGATGATGAAGTAACAGATTCTGATATTGAAAAAATTACAGAATCAGTTATACCGGAATCAATCTGTTAATTTATTTAAAAATTAAAAAATGATTGGAGGTCGTTTAAACCAATGAACAAAAAAAGAATAAAGATTTTAACTAAAGGTATTATTACTGTAAAAGGTTTCATTTATGGACCTGTATTAACACCGTATAATGAAGACCTTGATACAATATTTAAAATGTTATCAACGGGAGTAGAAGTTGTTGAGGTTCTTGATGATGGAACTGAAGTTAAACTTGATATGATGAACTTCAATGCTGATAATGTCGTTAAAGATGAAAAGAAAACAACAAGCAGACGTAGTCATCAGGCAGAAGATAACAAACCATCCGAACCTGTTGTTGAACCTACTGTAGAAGAAGTAAAAGAAGAAGCTCCTGCTGTAGAAGAAACTGTAACTGAAGAAACTGCTGAACTTACTACAGAAGAAGTTGAACCTGTTGTTGAACCTACTGTAGAAGAAGTAAAAGAAGAAGCTCCTGCTGTAGAAGAAACTGTAACTGAAGAAACGGCTGAACTTACTACAGAAGAAAAATCAGAAAAAAATAATTACTATAAAAACAATAAACACAATAAATATAATAAAAGATAAAAAAAATTGAGATATATGATAAAAAATCATATATCTCAATTTAATTTTCTTGCAATGATTACATTACGTATTCATTACTTTCGATTCCCATTGTTTCGCCGTCCAATACAAGAGAATCGCCTTCGAAAATGTTTTCTTCATCCATAATATTGCGTTGCATATGGATGAATAATAAGTAAGAGGAATGTATGTTAAATCCATACACAACAATTTCCCTCCTTTTCGTAATTCTTAGTTGCTTAATTAGAATTTGTTCTCTTACAGGTTAATAATATATATGTCAATCGTCCGAATTAACGGTGATTGTATCTATATATTCATGCGCTTCCTGAAATGATGCAACTTCTATAGTGGAATATGAATCATCCGAAAAATCTTTTGATATAAATATGTTATTGCTATCGTCTTTTCCGACCTCGTATCCGCTATACGAATATAAAACCTCATACTTACTCATTTTAAATCCTCCTTACATATTTTATTATATTATTATAATATATATTTAATGATAAAACTAATACGAAAAAAAAGATAAGAATATTATCTTATCTTTTTTTGTATTATAGATATCCTGTCTTTTGGAACACCAAAATCTTTTTCATATTCATTATAGAATAACCGGATATCTTTAAACCATAATCCTAATTCAGATTTTATTTTTTTATAAAACCACGGCTCTTTATCTTTATCGGAATATATATTAATAGTGATGTTATCTCCAAATAATCCTAATTGAATAAAATATTTTATAACTGCAGCATATGCTGAACCAGAAACTGCTGCATATATGTTATTTTTTTCATTCTTATTCTTTACATGATAATATACTCCTAATATATCATATACACCTTCTGCTAAATTTATATTTATCTTATCAGAAGTCATTAAGTCTATACTCGTAGGAATACTATAAAATTTCCTAGTATTATCTATATTTTTAAATACAGAATATTTATCATAACGCAATTTATTTTTATTAGTTATATCTCTACAAATAATAAACTCATTTCTTATAGATAAGAAACCAACATAATCTTTATCTAACAAAGATGCTCTTTGTTGAGATACTGTTAAATCACTAATATTATTTTGAGTAATAAATTCTTTTAAACTAAATACCGCTTTTAATCGCATCAGTTCTCTAAAAGATAAATTTAATCCAAGCCTATTATTAATATATTCTTTTTTAATATGATTAGATTGTATGTTTGCTGGTATAGGAACTTTGAAGTCAAATTTATTGTCAACGATACCAAATTCTTTTTTAAATTTTTTAACAGACCCTTTATTAAATCCTAATAACTTACTATTTGTCGTCAAATCACTAATTTCAAATGTTCGCATTACTGATGGAGTTAGTATACCACTAACTCCACAGTTAAAGCAATTATATAAAATTGGTTCATCATTATTAGGATTTATTTTAATATAAAACCTTGTTTTATTTGGGTCTTTTTTACTATCTCCACAAAATTCACAACGAACAGCTATTTGGTCAAATGAAACTGCATGTGCATGTGGTAATTCTAAAAATTTTTCGCGTATATCAGATTTTAATTCACCAATATCCATTCATTGTCACCCACCCCACTTTGTTATGTTTATACTGTCACACGCACTGGTTTACTTAAATATACTAACACAGACTCAAATTCAGAATCTTTAACTATTGTATCAAAATAATATATCGTACCATCAACGTCTATAGTTTCGAGTGTTGAATCTGTTAAAATTTCATCAAATAATTCAACACACGCATCTGATAATTCTGCCAAACCATATTCATCGAGTTCACTAATATTTCTATTTTTTGAATCAAATAATAATTCTGTTATGTCAGCAGTAACCATTGCATTTTTTAATGTTTCTGGTTCCATATAAGGAATTTCCAACATCAATTTATCAACTCTTCTGTTTTTAATTTCTACACAAACATTTGCATTACAATCTTTAAATACCAACACTTTTTCCATTTTACATAGATCCTCCTTAAATTTATTAAAAAATAAAATAATCGCGTGATACCAGAGTATTTTATTTACCCGGTATCACGCATATTGTTTATAAAGAAAAATGATCAACAACATGTGGAAGGAGTAAAAACCTGATTAGGTTTACTTTATAAATCATTTTCTCTTTATAGTTTTTGTTCATACATAAATATTTTATTATAATTGATTTAAGTAGTTTAGAAATTCATCTGATACTATATCTTGATTTATTTCTATTGGTTTACCCAACATATCCTGCCTATCATAATCTACAAATGTAAATGTTGTATTTATAAGAGTAGATAATAAATTTAATATCATATCAGATTTATTTATATCTGCTAATGTAGAATATTTGTCACTAATTATTGATTGATAAATTGATGATGTTTCTATTTTGGTCAAAAATTTATCATTTCTAATAGTTCTGCTGTTTAATCTGCTTTCTATATTAGAAGTAAGTATCTGTGGCAAATATATAAAATTCTGATATTGTAAACGCTTTTTAAGCATTATTAACAATTTTAAATATTGTGTTCTATTAAGAAGATTTAAATCTCTATAACCATTAAAGAACTTCGCATAGAAATAGAATACTAATTGGGTTTGGAATTTAGTTATCTTAAGATGTTTTCTATAAAATTCTAATTCCTCTTTGTCTATATCAATATGCATCTTTTTCTTAATACGTTTAATGGTTTTCTTTATATTTATATTGGATAGTATTATTGTCGATTCATCCATCTTTGTTGCATTCATTTCGAGCTTGTCAAGCCCGCTAAGCCCATTCAAATCCTTTTTAGCAGAAAGTTCTATTCGATTCTGCTGGTACGGCTCAATTAAAAAGAATCTTAATTGCTTTTCCAGCACTACGTAATTAAAACTTATAATATTCTTATTAAAAGCATATTTGAACATAGTTTCTGATATTATTTTATCTTTTAATAATTCATTCATATGAGTTAATTGATCTGTACCAAATATTTCTCTTTGAGCCCATATCGTTTTATTTCGTATATAGTTTACATTTACTTTAGAGTATATAGATATCCACAACTTATTATAAATATCTATTTCACCACCGAATAAATCAAATAATCCTTCATAAAATCTATAGATATATTTTCTATCTTTAATTAGACCATATGAGTTCATATAATGAAACATAACCGGAACCATTAATTTCATAGCCATAGAAATTTGCATCATTATTTTAGCATGTTCTTTAGTAAATTCCAAAGTTTCATTATACTTTATTCCGGTATCTGAGGTTAAATCTATATAGTAATTATCCTCAACCATATTAATTATTTTATCAACTATACTATCTGAGAGCAATATATTATATATCAACTTTATGTAAGTTGATATGGATATATTATTCTTCTTATTATCTACAAGAAATTTAAGTTTAAGATATGCGAGAAGAAGTTCGTTATCAGGATCATAGAATTTAATAAAATAATTAATATAATTTGTTATTTCATCTAATTTCTTTACATAAGATTCTTTTTTAATTATAAAATTATTAAGAGTATCAACATTCGTTTTGTCGAATATTTTATCAAATGGTATAACTATAAGTTTACCATCATATGTTACTTTTACATCATTCTTTGAAGGTTTCCATTCATCTACTTTAATAAATTTTTTCATGTTAAAATACTTCCCCCATTTCTATATGTCTATTAAGTATATAATCATAATATATACTTATAAACTAATTTTATAGAAAGCGTGCTATTTTTCTCCTATTTTCTTACGTGGTTTAATTTTTTTAGATGCTTTTATCACATTAACACCTTTTCTTTTCTCTCCACGAATTTTTGTACCACTAGTAGTAGATCTTCTATTTTTTCTCTCTTTATCTTCTTTATCTTTTTTCTTCTCATTTCTGAGACGATTTTCTTCTTTCTTTATTTCAAGCATTATATCAGAGTTTGACCGTATTATGTCGTATAACTCTTTTTTATTTAACTTTTTAGCAGTACCCATACTCATTTTATTTAATAATATTTTATGAGTCTCAAGATATTTACAAGCAAAATATATAGATTTTTCAAAGCTTATAATCTCTCCAGGGTTTCTTGTTACGGGATTATCATCAATAACTTTATCTTCATATTTATTTTTTAAGAAATCGATTAATAAATCATAGTCATTATACACATAAGCAAATGTATATGTAAAACTTGGACAATTACTAAAAAACTTAAGATAATATCTGTTGAGATTAATATCCGATTTAAAATTTTCTTCACCTTCAGTGAATTGTATTATAACATCGTAAGTGTTATTTCTTTCAGATTCACTTGGTATTATAAAATGAAAATAAAAATCATTTCTATCATAATATATAGTATACTTAAAATTCTTATTTTCTTTAATAAGTTTTTCATATCTTTTATTTAAATCGTCTTTTATTAATTGACGGTTCATTATAGCTGTAGAGCCTTTACCCATAGGATTATCAAGATAATCCTTTAGTGTTTGTGGCATAAACATATATCTCTCACCATCCTTATAACTAAAATTTATGGGGTCTGATAGAGAATAGAAGTAAAATACGTTCTATTCTCTATCATTTATTTTTTTATTCTCTTCTCATATCGGATTTGTTCATAATAGAAATGTACTGATTACTTGAAATTAATAATGAAACTATTGATACTGTCGCTTTTAAGATTTCAATATCAGTAATGCACGAATTGATAATTGTATCAACATATTCGTCTGTTATGAGATCATAACACACCAATTTATCATCATTATTATACAAGCACTTTTCTATCATAGATTCAATTTCATCATTCGACATATCGATGAATTTATTCTTAAGTACAGTTGTATATACATTGATAAATGCCTGATAAATCATACTATATACAATATGTTCATTATCTTTAAGAGATGACGAAGTTTCGTTAAGAATATTATTAACAGTTTTAGGGATAATTAAACTACCACCACAGTTGTATCCATGCTTATATGCAGATTCACATGCCTTAATAGCATCTTCAACAAGATCGTAATTCGCTTTCTTTTCTAATGTAGAATATCCACCAACATGAATGATACCCATTGAACCTTTAAGTTTTGTGGCTCTCTGTTTAACTTCATTTAATTTAGTATCGATTATGCCTTTATTACGATATTCTTCTTCCATAGCGTTATATTTAGCTTCAGCATCTTCAACGATTTTCTTATACATATTTTCATTTCGTTTAGTAAATCCTTTAACAAATGTAGTCTTACTATTTATAGAAATACTATCAACTTCACCAATAAAATCATATAATTTCTCTACATTAAATTCCGACGCAACCTGTTCTGTTATTACTTCGCCACCAACCATAACTGCAAAGTCATTATACAATTCATGTGATAAGTTATTAACCAACGATACTCTAGTATATACAACATTAGATGTACCTCTAACTCTATATTCAGCCATTGTATCATTTTTAATTCTATCAAGTAAGAATGTATCATAGTTTGGCGCAACAACAACAAGTCTTCTATTGTTGGATGCAGCCAATCTCATAGCATCCTGGATAATTGGGTATGACATATCTAAATCAACTTTATGATTAAACATCAATAATGCAGGATTATCAATATCACAAGAACCTGTATCTGTGTTTGTAAATATTGTATCGATATATGTTATATTAGCTTTATAACCACTTGATATAACTTCACATCTTGTTTCATCAGTTTTTGACTGAATATATTCGATACTCGGATTATCGGTTTCTTTATAAATCCTTTGTATCATCGATGCGATATTATCATCACCATTTGTTGCGACATATGCAATTCGATAAATTTCATCAAAAGTTTCTTTATTAATTTTATTAGAATTTGCATAAATTCTATCCGTGATGTTAGTTACACATTTATTAAGCAATTCCATAAAATCTTTAGGTCTAATATTATTTAAAAGGGATTTTCCTTTTTCAATTTCTGATAATATTGAATTAGCAGCAACGATTGATGATGTTGAGCCATCACCGACTTTAATAACAACTTGGGCGCTAATTCTCAATAATAATAAAAGTATATTATTATCGATAGGGTCGTCAAATTTTATATTTTTTAATACTTGAAAACCGTCTTTTGTTATATGCATTTCGCCATATTGTTCAATTATAGTTGTTGAGCCATATGGTCCTAATGTGTTTGTCAATACACCAGATACATAGTCAAATACCGCTCTGGTTTTAGTTCTAAATTCTTTTTCACTAATAACATTAGATGATAAGTTTAAGTTTTCTGTACTCATAAAATAAACCTCCTATTTATTATATAATAAGTAATTGTTGATAGTATAATAACTTTAAACTAATATATTATATTTTTATCAACTCTGAATGTGCCAGATTTAAATATGTATTTTTTCATCTTTTCCTCAATCCCATCCACATCTAATACGGCTTTCCCTTCTTTATTTTTTTTATAGTTCCAGCCACAATCTGCAATTAAAATATTTGTGTATTCAGCTTTACCAGCATTTATAATACCATCGACTAATTTAATATCATTTATTATAAATGTGGTTATTTTCTCTTCAACGCTGTTTACGGCATCAATAAAGTCCCCAGTTATGTAATTTATTCTGTTCATATCCTGATACGAATTTTGTATGTCTTCATGTATTCTTCTATCATATATTTCTGTGTGTATATAGATTTTTGTAACATATTTTTGTTTTAATAAGAAATGTATACTGCTTCCTATTGCTAAATGCTTAGATTCAGAAAACATATCAGGAAAACTTGTATATAAACTGCTCATACATGCATGGTAATTAAATGGAACTTTCATGACTGTTTTTAAGATATTTTTATCTATACTCTTTACAACAAGTCCTAATAATTGACTATCGCTATAATCTTTGAACATATCGAAATCTATACAATAATCATATCCTTTTCTATAATCTTCATTATATAGTAATCGAGTCAATAGATATGGTTTAAATGACTTTATAATATCATGATATTGTATAAATAAACATTCTTCACTATTTATATACTCATTATTTATCATAAAAACTCCTCCGTTTCAAATGAAAAAAAATAGAATGACAGAAGTCATTCTATTTATAGTTTAATTAATTTAAATAATCTTCCATTTGGTCAAAGTTGCTTAATTGTGCAGCTTCTGCCATAGCTAATTCCGAGTCTTGTGTCGATTGTGAACCCCATGATGTTCTTTGTCCACTAAATCCCATACGACTAGCTCCTCTAGGTGTGACATTCGCTCCAACCTTTTCTCCAATAGATACAACAGCATCGTATAGTCTATCGTTAACGAATTTATTTACATATCTATCAGAATGGGTTCCAGCATTGCTCATACCAACGATAGTACTCTTTAATAATTCAATAAATAATAATAATTCACTATACACCTTTGTTCCTAATGTATATTTACCTGTATTTGGGTCATAATCATCAATACTATCAATAGTTTTAAATTCATAGTATATTGACAATTCGGCTTTTTTAGTATCAGGATTAATTCCTTTAAATAAAGCAAGGAATGGTCTGATTGAACCCGTGATACTTTTTCCTGTTCCAATAGCAATCATTCCATCATTACCAACCGCAACCCCAATACTTTTATCAGCATCATTTTCGATTGCAGGAATAATTTCTTTTGTAATTTTATACATTAATGACATAACTTTTTCTAAAGTTAATGATGTTTTAACAGATTTCTCATAATCATAAAATCTATCATTGGTCTGTTTTGATGGTTCTAATGCCGGATTGATAGTTATTGTCATTTTATCATCCCAGAAACCAATATTCATTGCAGAAGGTTCGAAGCCTTCCCTATTCATAAAAGTATACCCGCGGGTATTTACACTCTGTTTGTCTTTACTATTATTTTGCTTATAACTTGAATTCATTATTATTTCCTCCTAAATTTTTATTAAGTTTTAATAATAAGTTGAATCATTTATTATTAATCATTTCTATAATCTGATCGTATGTGTAATTTATATCATTTATAGTTAATATAGTGGTATCTCCTGTGATTTTAGATATATCAAACGCGTCTGAGGTTACTATTAATGTAAAATCTTTACTTAAGTTTTCATGAAATGCATTTAATTGCTTAGATAATACATCGCTCGGAATATTTTCTAACTTATCCATATCCAGTTTTATATGTATTAATGTTTTTTCTTTATCCATTATTTAATTCCTCCTAAATATATTTTTCTACAAACTTTGAAATTTTCTTATAAAATAATATAATATCTTTAGCCATCGCATCACATTCATTATTAAAAATGTTATCAGCATGCCCTTTGACATGAATTATATTAACATTGTGATATTCAACTAATTCAATTATTTTTTCCCATAAATCTTTATTCGCAACATCTTCACCTTTAGAATTTTTCCATCCATTTTTCATCCAATTGATATACCATTTTTTATTGTATCCGTTGCATACGTATGATGAATCTGTAAATAAAGAAATATTTCTTTTGTCTTTAAAATACGATAATGCCGAAATTACCGCCATCATTTCCATTCGTTGATTAGTTGTGTTAGGTTCATACCCAGAAACTTTAATAGGTTTCTGGGTATCAAAGATTATTGCAGCATAACCACCATTACCGCCAGGGTTCTTATCACAAGAACCGTCAGTATATACTATTACATTATCCATACAATTATTCTCCTCAATGTTTCTACATCAATACCCGTATCTTCTAAAAAACTCACCATACGAGATATTGAGCTCTTTACATAATTTATCTATCTCCACTAAAGACTTTTTACTGTTTTCTGATTGGATTTTTCTTTTTCGTTTAGTTTGCTTATTTGCATTATCTTCACATTTTTTAGAACAATATTTTTCATCTTTTTTTGTTTGAAATATTTTATTGCAATATTCACATTTTATATCATGCCAAGCAGACCTTTGCTCTTTTAATTTAGCTTCATTTCTGCATTTATCGCAACAATATTTTTTATTTTTGTGAAAACTTATAAATTCTTTTTCACAATTCTTACAATATGCAATAATATCTTTCGATTTTTCTTCCACGTTAAATGCATTCCCTTCTTATATTAATTAGTGGTTATAAAAGAATGAAATCCTAAAGATTCTAATTCCGCTCGTACATTTATAGCATTTTGTTTTTTAGAAAAAGCTCCTACTTGAACTTTGTATAAATCGTTAACACGTCGAATATAAGCTTTGCCATAATTTATTCCTATATTACTTTTTAGTTTTCTAATAACTTTAAGATATTCTTTAGCCCCAGCTTCTCTACCATATGCACCGAGCTGTACACGATAAAGTACTTTTTGTTCTTGTTTTAGTTCTTCTTTCTTTAAATATATGCACAATACATTATCTACTGGTCTATTAGTCAAATCGCGTGTAATCGAATCACCATTTGCATCCAAGCATTTTGTACTACCACCACCATCTAAATTGATGGCATAATCACAACCTGCGTCGAGCATAATATCCTGACACTCATTTAAAGTTTTCCCTGGGTTTTCAACTAATAAAATGTATACATTTTCAGAATTATAACCTAATATAGTTCTTCTCGCTTTATAATTAATTTCATTAGCATATGAAATATCAACTTTTTCTCGATTATCAATTAAGTTTGGAAACCCAGAAATAAAGTCAGTCCAATCTTCATAATCTAAACAACCGTATTTTAATGTATTATCCGGTAGCAAACCCATACCCCATCGATGTAGACTATAATTGGATTTAATTTCTTTATCATCCATATAATTGAATACAGTGTCACCTGTACTCATATTAAAAAATCCTGCATTTGTAATTATGTCAGGTTTAATAGTTTGTCTGTCATAGAAGTTTTTTAATGTCTCTCGCGGTTCTTTACATTTTGCAAAATCAATTTTTTCAATCTCATCTTTATCGATAATAATCAAATGTGAATTATCATGATAATTTTTAAGTACTGTCATACGAATCATTTCCTTTCAGTCTTTATTTAATTAGAGATTAATAATATTACTAAAATACTCTTTCTTTGATGTCTTTATTGTCTCTAATCCTAAACTAGCTAATATTGGATAGAATTTTTTAAGTACATTATAAGCTAACGTATCGTAGTCAATAAATTCTAATATCCAATCTGGTATTTTATCCAGATTTCTTGGAATTGCTATAACGGGCACACCTTTCGATGATATTCTTTTATCAGGATGATTTAAAATATTTTTTTCTATAATATCATATATTTCACGGTTCCTGTATTTCAATTTTTGCAATTCACTCTCTTGTGTAAGAGTTAATTTAACAATATCTACTTTTGCAGGGAGTTCTATGCTCATATCTGGGTGTAAATAATTCCATGTTATAATTGCCCTAACTCCTTGCTCTTTAAGAGGTTCAGTATATGCTCCTAACTCTTTTACTGATTTTGGAATAAGATAAGTTCTATCTCCATTTTCTAGAGATTTCATTATTTCGTTTTCAAATAGTTCTAAGTCTTGAAGGATTGTAGATATATTTATTTCTTTACTTTGAAGTACTCTCTTCTGTACTATATTCTGAAATCTGCTCTTTGTTTCTTCAGTTGCAGTAGATTTCATGAATTCATGTCCTTTTATATCTATCTTTTCTGGGAATATCTCATCACCCTCACGTAATCGTATACTAGATACATATTTCTTTTTCTTATTTGACAAAATCATTCTTGAAAATAGGAACTCATTTTTCATATTAATTTTATCTCTATATTCTTCAGGAATATTAGCATTAAGTGTATATTTACCCAAAGAGTCACCTATCATATTGGTTATAATATATGACATAGTATTTATAGAAATAAAACGAAGTTCTTCCCTGTCTCTATTTGAAAAATCATCATTTGGGTTTATTATTGTATTAAACATATATTCTACCCAAGGATTTAAATTCAACATATTAGAATCAGTGTCTATAGTTATAACGCATTTTCTTTTATCATTCTTTAATCGCTGAATGCGGTTTATTGGGGAATGATTATAAAATACGAAATCTTTATAATACTCCCACAATTCTTTTAAGTGTCCTTCAATGCTCTCAGGAACTTTATTTGGATCTTTAAATTCTGTACTATTATAAATTATGCTTGTTAATATTTGTTGTATGATATCTATATTAGAAAATTCATATAGATTATTTTTATAATATATTTTATTTAAATCTATTTGACTTAATGAAGATAAATATTCATAAATGATCTCCGTGTACGAATCTCTATAATCATAAAACATATTTATGATTCGACTTAGTACACTGCTTATAGATACATCTGGCAATATATTAACATCATGTGAATATTCTTCATCTAATATATTAGATATGAATGACATACACTCATTTATATTATTGAATGCAACATTATTAGCCATAAATGATTCAAATGCCAATTCTGTTGTGCTTATCAATGACTGTCCTGTTCCTGTTACAGATGGAGCAGTATATTTATTATGAAGAAATGATATTGCATTTCCAAATGTTCCATAAATTGAGTTAGCATTAACTTTTTCAGACATCTGTTTTCTATCATATGTTTTATATTCATATGATGTTTTGTCTGGTATAAATCTAAGTTTTCCTTTGAACAATTTACGACTTGTTAAAAATTTTTGTATCATTATAGCTAACGGATTTATCACTTCATGTTGATTTTTATAAAATACACCAAATCCACCACATATAGGTTTAGTTGTTTTTACCCAATCATATACTTCTAATAATGAAGATTTAATACTAACATTAGCGTAGTTATTATCGATAATACACTCAGGGTTATTTAAATTATTTTTAATAATTTCATCTAAAAACAAATTAATTTCTTTTTTAGATATTTCGGGATGCATTCTTTTTAAAATCTTTCTAACTTTTCTTCTCCATTCAGTTATAAATATGTGTTTTTGTTGTTTACTCAATGAATTCACTCCCTGTTTATTTTAATTTATATAATGTTAATTATTATTTATATTTTGAAAAAATATAAAATCTAGAATAGAGGATTAATTACAACTTCCCCCATTCTAGACTTATAGTTTGTACTATTTTTCATATTTATATATAACAACACCATCCGAATCACTAAATACATCGTTAATGATATTATAAACGGTGTCCCAATCCCCTCCTCCTAATCCGCAGCCAATTCCATAAGGTATAGCTACGGTTTTGTTTTTAGATTTAATAACCTCGAATCCTTTACGAAGTGCATCATAATCAGTATATTGTTTATTTGTACCATAATCATACTGCCCAAATATATTAGCTATAGTATTATGTCTTGTATTTACAAATAAAACCGTACCCAATAAATCTTTACTATACTTACTTTTTTGACATTGTATAATATATGAGTAATATACTTCTGGGTATTTTACTCGTATTTGTAATCCAAGTCCTTTACCCATAACACTTCGACAATTAACTTGTTGACATATTATAGATTCTTTGGCATCGTTAAGTATATCACCATTGATTATAGGAATCATATTATTCACTCCTTTCTCTATATAATATATAAATGTTTTCTATATACACAATTCATTTAGTATTTTAAGGTTATATTTTTATAGGATAACGAACAAATATATAAAAAAATAATGAAAGGAAGTGTTATTCGATGCTTTTTGGTAATGACGGTCACATTGACAACGAATACATTAGCACTGAATCAATGAACTATATCATGGAAGCTGCTATGAGAGAGGGCTTAACTGATGAAGAACTTTCTATGTTCCTTGAGAACCAAACAGAAGTAAATGCTGCTCTTAACGAGAATATTCTTATGGAGAAGACAATTGTGCGTTTAGATAAGAAAGCAAAATTATCTAAAGCTCACAAAATGGCTATCTTTACAATTGCTAAAGAAAAGAAAGATCCTAAATATAAGAAGCTCGTTACAGTATGGAAAATGGAACGTTTCTTAGAAGCATACTTAGCAAAGAAGTACGGCAATGAAGCACTTCGTAGAGCTAAGAAAGCTGTTCAGAATTCTCAGAAGTCATCTTCAAGTATGGTTCAGAAAGCAGCTAACAAAGTTAAAACACAATTGAACGGTGATAAAGTTAAAAAGTAATTAAATGGTACTAAGCATAATCTATACTATGCTTAGTACCATTTTATTTATATATTATCAAGATAGAAGTATTAGTTATGATATTATTTTATAATTAACATACTTCTAATTCTACGATTTAGGAGGACAATAAATATGAAATTTTTGGGACCAAATGTAGACAAAGATAATATAATGCTATTAGATGTTTTATATCATAATGGTAATAAAGACACAGAATATACTGATTATATTGATATTATCTACAAGAATACAAAAAGTGGAGAGAAATTATTAAAAACTATAGAAAAGCCAGAAATAGAAATTTATTTCACTAAAGAAGAATATAGAGATTATGATTATAATAAAACTTTTATGGAATTGGACAAGACAGAAAAGCATACTGTTCCATATAAATCATTGCCATGGTATATAGCAAAACAGGCTGGAGAACAATATGTATCTCAATTAAAAAATTATATAGAATTGGGTAAATATAGAGATATATCTAAAATTCATGCATATCCATATGTATTTGGTTCAGATTGTCCTATAGATGCATTTTATAGAGTCAATTGGTTATTAGAATATGATAATGAAGCCGAGAAGAAAGTTACAAAACAATTTCTCGATATTGAGGTTGATACAATAGATATTGAGGGCTTCCCAAGAGATGGAGAATGTCCTATTAATGCAGTAACTATTGTTGACGAAGAAGGTATGGCATGTTATACATTCTTATTAAATAATCCCAATAATCCTTTAATAAAAGAATTTATAGATGATATAGATTCATTTATAGATGAACTGCATGATATGTTCGATGAATCCTATGGGGTGCTGGATTATCAGATATATATGTATGATGATGAAAGAGACCTAATAATTAGCACATTTAGATTAATCAATACATTGAAGCGCGATTTTATGTTAATATGGAATGGTGGTGGGTTTGATATACCATATATGATTGAAAGAATAAAAGTATTGGGGTTGAAACCTGAAGATGTTATGTGTCATTCTGACTTTCCTGTTAAACGATGTAGATTTATTAAAGATACTAAAAACTTTGCAGTCGCGAATAAAGGTGATTGTTTAAAATTATCATCATATACTAAATATATAGACCAAATGATATTATATGCAGCAACACGTAAAGGACAAAGCGAACTTCGTTCTCATTCATTGAACTTTATAGCACAACATGAATTAAATGATGATAAGTTAAATTATGATGATGAAGCAAACATCAAAACTTTACCATATAAAAATTATAGAAAATTTGTAGCATATAATATAAAGGACGTTTTGCTTCAATTTGGTATCGAAAGAAAAACTAATGATGTTGATGGACTTTATTTACGTTCATATTCAAATGCAACAGATTATGATAAAATATTCAAACAAACGGTTATGCTTAAATGTCGTGCCTATTACGAATTTTTATTACAAGGCTATATTATTGGTAATAATATAAACGTCTTTATACCGAATGATGGGGAAACTTTTGCTGGGGCAATAGTTGGAGATCCGATGTTAAATTCTCATACAGGAATATCGATATTTGGTAAAAAAAGTATGTTTGTCTATGATAATGTAACAGATATGGATTTCTCTGCAATGTATCCCCATATAATTATTGCATTTAATATTGAAAGAAATACTATGATAGGAAAACTAATTATACCAGGTTTTGAAGAGGACAGATATGAGCATTTCTATATAACAAGTAATACGGCGACACAAACAGAAGATGATGAAGAAGAGGATGATGAAAACGATTCATTATCATCAACATATGATGCTGGTAAAGACTATGTGGATAATATGTTGTGTGGAGATGTTATTAGTTTAGGAACAAAATGGCACAATTTACCTGATTTTGAAACTCTATATATGGAATTCAGAAAACAGTATAATATAAAACCAAAAGACAGATTTTCATTATCTCGTATAACGAAAAAATTTATAGAAGCAATAAAAATTGATATATAGGATAAGCGGGGAGAGATGTGATTGTGAATATAGAAAATATAACAATGGATATACCTAAAGGATTTTTAAAATCATTAAATGATTTTAATCAAGATATAAAAAATATATTTTCATCATATTATATATATCCAAGCGGACTAGTTATATCGAAATCATCGAATGAATTATGTAAATTAGGAAATCATTTCTGTATAACCAATTATGTATTTTTAGATAAATATTTGAATTTTATAATAAATCTAGAGTCTGATGTTGTATTTAAAACAATTAAGGAATATAAAAAATATATAAAAACTATATCTATTAAGAATGGTAATATAGAATTGAATACAGATGATTCAGATTTTGTTATAGGACGTATAATTGACTCAAATGGTATAGAGGCTACATCATTAAAGAATATATACTCGAGTGTTATATCTATTTCAGATAATATTGTAGATAAAGACCCATATAGAATACAGATATCTGATGATGATATATTAGATTTAACAAAAAATGCATATAAAAATATAGTTTCCAATAAATATAGGTGTAGAATAACTAGAGAACTTATTCCGGGTCTAAAAAAGACTCATAAAATGGATATACATTTTAATGATAATATTGATGATGATAGATTATTTAATATGCATATTGTTGTGGAACGATCTCAATTAAGAAGTTATCATAACTATGTATGTATATACATTTAATACAAAAGACTGCGTATTTTTCGCAGTCTTTATTTTTTTAGTTTACTTTAACGGTACGAACAAGACTATAATGCTTTAACGATATAAATTATAAGAAAGGTTGTGATAAGTGATGGCTAGTAAATCAAAAAAACCTGACACAGAACAGGAAAAGAAAAAACTTCTTGACCTGAATAACTTGTTTAGACAAACTGTTACAAGCATTTCACAAAGCATGGATGGGGTAGACACATCACGAGATAATGAAATAGATATATTATCAACAAAAATTGATAATATAATATCTAATGAATTGAATAATACTAAAAGTATCACATCTGATGATATGTCAACATTTTTAGTTAAATTATTTAATGATTTTGACCAAAGAGATAATGTTGATAAAAAGGATATACAGGGTATATTTACTGATGAGTCGTCTGGGTTATTTCAATTCTTTCAGCAACGATATCAGAATAAGAACTTATTGTATGAAGACTTAAACATGATAACTCAGCAATTATTTGAATTGGATGAAGCGGTATTGACAACGCGTGATGCAATAATAACATCCGATGATATATCTCAAACCATATCAAGAACTATTGGATTCACTAATGTAAATAAAGACGATAATGAATACAATACTTATATAAAAACAGTAGAAGAATTAGAACGTCGATTATCTCTTCCTAAAAAATTAAAAAATATGGTTATTCCAAATACATTAACATATGGCAATTACTATGTTTATGTATGCCCATATTCAAAATTGTTTGAACAACAGTATGTCAATAAACTCAAAGATATAACAACAAGAGATACATTAAAAGAATCTATAACCGAAAGCTTTATTGCTGAATTTAAAGAATCACCTGTAATTAAAAATTCAACATCAATATCAAATAAAGATTTAAAGAAACAATTCGAATCATATGCAGATGGTATACGTGTATATAATGACATATATTCGATACCATTATTAGAAGGAACCGATTTGACTGCATTATTAGATACCGATAAATTTAATAAAAACAGAGATACAGCAATTAAAAATGCAGAAAAAGTTGCATCAGCATATGATGGCACTATTGATGTTGATAAAAAAGTTGAAGGAATGTTTGATGAGCAATCAGGTTGCTATATTAAATATATAGAACCTAAAAAAATGATACCTGTAAAAATTTTAGATACAGTAATAGGATATTATTATATCCATGATGTAGATTTTCAGGTAAATAAATCACCATTTTCAACATCAATAAAAGTAACAAGTGGACTTCAACAAACAAATGAAGAAGTAGAAACTATGTTTTTATCAAAGATAACTGATAAAATAGTCGCTTCATTTGATAAGAAATTCTTAGAAAATAATATTAAATTTAAAGATATGATTTTAAACGCATTATTATATAATGATTTATATAAAAAACAAATAACTTTCCAATTTATTCCAGCAGATTATGTCGTTGAATTTAAAGTAAACGAAGATGTCGATGGAAATGGTCAGTCTATACTTGCTAAATCATTATTCTATGCTAAATTATATTTAGCATTATTGATATTTAAGATGATATCTATAATAACTCGTTCAAATGATACCAAAGTATATTATATAAAAAACAGCGGAATGGAAGCTAATATAACTAATAAAATCCAAGAAGTTGCCCGTTCTGTAAAAGGACGTCAAATAAACTTCATGGATTTATTAAATTATAATTCTATTATATCAAAAATAGGCGCATACAAAGAGATATTTATTCCCGTAGGCAGGAGTGGGGAACGTGGAATCGAATTTGATATATTGTCAGGACAGGATGTTCCATTAAATACAGATTTGATGGAAATGCTTAGAAGCAACATGATAAATGGAACTGGGGTACCATCAGTAATAATGAATTATGTTAATGAGGCTGATTACGCTAAAACGCTTGTAATGGCTAACTCTAAGTTTGTCGGTCGTGTTGTTTCATTACAGATGGATATAAACCCATCAGCAACAGAGTTATATAAAAAGATTATGATGTTTTCTAATATTGGTATTCCGCCAGAAGCTATAGATGGGTTTGTATATACACTTAATTCACCAAAATCATTAAATACAATGAATATGACAGATATGATATCGAACGCAGACCAAGTTGTATCAAATGCAATTAAAGCCAAAACTGGCGAGAATGCAGACCAAACTGATGATAATAATAAGATTAAAGATTTAATGTATAATAATCTCATTAGACAATACTTACCCATGATTAATTGGGCACTAGTAGATGAGGCTTATGAAAATGCACAAATTGAATTAACTAGACTAAAGAAACAAGCTGAAACTCAACAACCTACTGATGATAATCAAAATTCTAATTATTAAATAAAAAAAAATTTCCCTATACTGGATTAATTTCCAGTATAGGGAATTTATATTTAATTTATTATTCGCTAGCGCCTTCGTTTGCTTTATCATCCCAGTTGATGATTCTTGGTTTATAGTGATCATTAACATCCTGCTGTGTATATTCACTATTGAAATCAAGATAATCTCTCATTGTCTGGAATCTAGCCATTAACGATTTGGCTACAGAGTTAATCTGTGGTGATTCGTACTTAACTGCACTAAATTCGCAATCAAGTGTAACGAGACCATGTGTACCAGATTCATAGTTGAACTGGTCTTTCTTAACCTGTTTAGGAATCATGTTTGTTAAAAGACATGCATACTCAACACCGTCTGAACGACCTGTTGGGTCTGTTGCAACATAAATTGCTTCCATAACATGATTATGTTGTGAATATTTGATACTAGGATCCATATCCATAGCACCATGATAGTGTCCTAATCCTGTATATGGATCAGAAATACCACTAATCCACATATCGAGATATTCTCTAACAGGTGAACCTGCGAATTCGTATAGTGAAATGGTAATAGCTTGTGTCTCATCTTTAGCAACAGTACCAACGTCAAACTGACGACCAGCGTAACCACCAGTAATCTGTTCTGTTTCTAAAGTTGTGTTACCTATACCATCGATTTTTGTAAATCCGTATTCTACTAAATGACGGAATCTTTTTGTCTGATCAGGAAGGATTTTCTGCATAAATACAGGCATTCTTAATAAGAAAATTCGATTATAACCAGTTTTTAACGGGTCATACTGTTCTAAGGATGACTGTGTTGCATTTAATCCGCCTAAGAATAATGAATAATTAGTTATAAATGAACTATCGTATTCTTTAATATTACTTTGTAATGTTCTTACAATTTGCTTTTCTCCAGCCATTGTTTATTCGCTCCTTTCATTGAATTATACGCGCTTGTTAATATCGATTTCGATAATACCACGCTTAGCAATCGTTCTAAATACAACTGCAAGGTAACAATGGAGAATGCTTCTTTCTTCTTCGAAAGCATTCATGTCGAAATATACATTAAAGCTTCTAACCTTTTTATTTCTATAATCAGCGAATAATCTATCAGCATCTTGAGTAAATAATACTCTATCTTCAGCTTCAGCAAAATTATAGAGTTTTGAAGAAACAAATTCTTCAAGAATTCTCTTCATTTCAAGAACAACAGCAACGTTGTTTTCTTCAGAGAGATCTGACCATTGTTTCTGTGATGTACCTTGTACTCCACGAACGTATGTATCTTCAGCGATACATTCAAAGAAGTTAACTCTATTTGTATATAATGCTTCTTTTGTATCAATATCATCGGCATCAATCATAGGTCTAAGAGAATTCTTAATATATCCTGTGAGTAATGCATAATCGCGACCAACAAATGGAACTTGATTACCAAATGTTGTATAGTGTGTTTGGAATATTAGCAGCTAAATAATATGTTGTTGTGACCCTCATAGTCTTTCCTGTGAACGGGTCTCTCATTTTATAGTTATTACATTCTTTACTAATAATTTTATCAGAAATATTGAATATTCCGTTAGGATTTGTAGCCCATGTAATAGCTTCTTGTGTTGTATTAAGTAAATTAGCATCCAGAATACAGCGTGCGTCATAACGTTTAATAGCTAATGCTGCTAATGCTTGTTTAACCTTCATGCTATAATTTGCATCATAAATAACTTCTGCAGGTGTGCGTCTCTTACTTAAAATAGCAGTGTCGATTTCACCCTTAAACGCCGCAATATATGCATCATCAAGGGCTTTAAGTCTATCTGCAGCATTTGCTGTAGATGAGAACGTCGAATCATCACCACCATTAAGAATGATTCCACCACCCTCAATATCAAATGATATAGTATCATCATCACTAATAATCACATATCCTGCAACATTTGAAGCATGAATGAAGTCAAACTTTTCATAAGGAATTTTAGCTTCTTCGGGAACTTTAACGATATTATCTTTGTTTTCATTATATTCTTTTATCTTTGCCTGTCTTTCTGCAAATACTTCTTCATATAACTTGTATATTTCTTCTAAATTACCTGTCGATGTATTAACTTCGACCCATGAACTATTATCATCAGATTCATTAATAACATCATCAGCAAATATAGATACATTGCTAACAATAGCATTAGAATTCAATGATGCTGTAAATGTTTCCTTCTTTGATGATCCTCCATCTTTATCATATACTTCAAATGCATAGTTTTTATATCCGTTATCTTGATCAGATAATGAATCAGTTACAATTCTTAAGCTTAATGCATTACCATACACACCTCTACCCTTAGAAATAACTCCTAAAATTGGGTAGGGATAATATGTGTCTCCATTTGTGGTTGAACCATCAGCATTTGTTATTTGTTCAGGTTCTCCAGTAGTAGTATTCTTATACTTTTCAGATATTGTTGCAAATTCATCTTTATTTGTAATACCCTGATAAGTTATTGTTTTAATATTTTCACCATCTGCATTTGTTTCTGTCTTCTCAATTTTATCATTATTTTCTGTTCTAAATTTAACTCTAAGAACAGGAAGAGTTAATTCTTTTGCAGCAACTGCTTGTTGTGTTGTTGTGCCATTTCCATCTTTTACTTCAGGTATTGCAGGTTCTACTGTAATTGTTTCTGTTGTAGAGAACGTTTGTTTACCATCTTCATCAGTAGTTTTACCTGATGTGATGTTAGCAACAACAATGGCGTTTGCATATGTTGCTGTGTCCGGCATAACTCTCATACACCAGCATTTTGCATTCTGGCTAGTTAATGCCGCATATGGCATATATCCCGGCTGACCATATAAATCATAATTAGGTATACCGTATTCTTCAAGGTATTCTGTGGTGCTTGTGATCTCTTTTATAACACCATCTTCTCCCTTAGGAGATGCGAATACATGTATAGAGCGAACTCCGTTTTCTGAAGGAGTTGCAGCGGTATCCTGGAAAATGCTATAATCATTAATATAAGTTTCAACATGAGGGACTAATGCGGTTGGAATAATTTGTCCTTGTCTGGGCATATCCATGACCTCCTTTTTATTATTTTATAAAAATGTTCGCTTGTGCCGTATTACATCTTTATTATTTTTTCGATAGGAGATTGAACCTGTTTCTTATTGTATTTATTGATATTTAATGAGGTTGTTATCATTGCATCCATATCTTCAAATGTCAATGCTGCAAATGTAGAGTTTCGAGAACATATTTCACGAATACTAGCAGCTCGATAATCAAACTGTGACATTTTTGGATCATTTCCTATTGCTTTAGCAAATCGTTCATTGGGATTATTTTTATTTCTATATATTTCTGCAATAATTATTTCTAATATAGATGCAGCGACATTCATTTTAACATTATTTAATTCAAGATTCTTTTCCCAAATATCTAATAATTTATTATAAGGAATATTGTTTTCTAATTTATTTCCAAAAATTATATCAATAAATACTTCAGCATTAGAACTATCTTGTGGAATCGAATTAGGCATTACGGTGTCGCCTTTATAAAATTTACATACTTTATATTTTTTAGGTTCGGGATTCGGGTCATTTTTCATATGCATAGTAACATCTCCCAGTTCTGATGGATATAAATAAATCAATGACGGAAGGTTTAATATTTCTGTTAAAACTTCTTTCATATTACTATCGAATACGGTACATGTTAGTACACCGAATGTTTTAACAGAACGTCCTTGAGTTTCTGCTAATTTGCTATCATAATAACTCATAGGAATATATATTTCCATATAATGACCGTTAAATACAAAACTAGACCCGTTATCAGATAAATATTTATCTAACATAGTATACCTCCTTTTAATACAAAATAAATATGGATAAAGGAAGAGATTATATATTCAATATATATCTTCCTTTATCCATATGTTTTTATTGTTCTCCGGAATATGATTAATCGATTAAATCCATTACTTCTGTGATATTTGCTATAAATTTAGCTCTCTCTTCTTCACTATCAAACTTATTATAGAATAAGTTTTTGATATTTATTGTGAACTGTGTTAAGAATAATCCCCTATTCTTATTATTGGTATTTTTAGCCCAACTAGCAACCATTGATATAATTGCAAATATAAAAATATTAGGATGTGACTGATGGTCTTCCGATAAGAATTTTTTTTCTAAACCAGCAAAAGATGCTAAATCGGTAGTGATACCTAAAGACTGAATAACTTTCTTATATTTTCTATAAATATAATTTGAACGTTTATCATCTTTATAATCGCCCAATACATTTCTAGCTCTAAAAGTAGAATAAAAATCTTTTACATTGTCTAATGTAAATCCATAGTCATATTCTTTTATCAATAAAGAATATAATTCTTTTTTTCCTTCATCCGTAGCAGTTTCATATTTTTCAACCAATTTACTACGAATTAGATTACTCATATTACCAAATGTTGATACTACTCTATCAAACTCTTCCTGATTATCAGCAATTTCTTTTTCAATCTTAGCAAGTTCCTCGTCAAATCTTTCCATAGTATCTGATGATTTTTTCATAAATACTAGGAAATCTTTTTTAAATTCCATCTCTTTATCATGAGTGTCGAAAGAAATACTTAATTCAAATTTCTCACCATTAATAGTATAAATATCTTCAACCTGAGAATATGATAGGTTTTCTACTTCTTCAACACTCATTGATGCTAATCTTTCATCTATGATTTCGGCTTTATCTACATCTTTTATAAGCTTATTCTGCTCATTTTTCATTGTGTTCATCATATTCTTAACATCATTTCTTTTTGATAACAAATTGAGCATTTTGAATTCATCAGCATTGTCATCTGTGACTATAGAATCCATAACATCATTATTTGTACTATCAGTTGTTACATTATCCTTTTCTGTAATTTCGCTCATAATATAAATTCCTCCTATTTCATTATTTTTTTAATTAATCTCATTTTTATATCAGTCTGAATTTCATCGATAATATATTCATGATTATCTACACTCAGACCTATATACTTATTAACAAAATCTCCAAGCATTTGATTAGATTCTATTAACGATTTTATTGTCAATCCCTCATAATTATCAGAACCTGTGCTCAAGTCAATAAATTCATATGGTTCAATATCCAAATTTATAATATATTTAATTATTGATGGAAGGTTTGTAATTATTGATAAGTCGTCAGGATTTTTTATTTGTTTCTTAAATGCTAGAGTAGATACATCTTTTTTATTTTTATCATTATAATACTCGGCAAGTTCTTTTTTATGTCTAATAATATATTTGGTTATATATTTGCTAATATTTTTCACATAACGTAAAATGAAATAATGATATAATACTTCACCTATCTCAATAACATCTGTTCTTGCCGATATTGTATTAATATCCAATCCTAATTCAAATTTATTATCTATTTCTTCAATAATAGATACAAAAAAACTGTGTAAATTATCATTTAAATCACGTATAATATCTTCATTGTTTTCATAAGTAGATTTAAATGCATCGCATTTCTCTATAATAATATCAATATAATCAATATTAGTAGATAATGGGTCGTTTATTTGTTCAGTTATACTTTCTTTAATTAATTGGAAAGGCAGTTCTGCCAATAAACTATTTGTTTCAAAATCTGATGATAACTCATAATTTTCACTATCATAAAATAATGACATTATAATATCTCTCCTTTCATACATTTTTATTCATTTGTTATAATAAAAATAATATTATACATATAATGGTTTTTGCCCCATTATATGTATAATATTCTATTCATTCAATTCATCAAATAAATCTAATGGCATATCGTCAAGAGTTTCGTCCATATCTAAATCCATGTTTTCAGAACTGCTAACAAATTTAATATTTCTATTAAATAAATCGGATTCTCTTTGAGCTTTTGCCATTTCATTTCTTATTTTAAGTTCGTACTCATCAAGTTTTCGCGGTTGAGGAATGTTATTTGTTTTCTTTTTGCCTGATGCCATATCCAATTCTTCATGAGTAACTAATCCTCGCTTATCTTCTATTAGTTGTTTCACATTGTCAATGACATTTATTTCATCTAATGATGTAAAGTTTACACCTTTAAAGAATTCTTTATCATTTTCTGATAAATAATCTTCCATTTGGTCATATGTCATGCCCTTATTTCGATTATCTTCATCCGGCAATTGACCTCTAACGAAACCAAATCTGTGTAGATTATTACCGTAATAATATAAATACAGACACATAAGATAAGACATAATAGAGTCGTCGTGGAACCCTGGTCCGGCAGCGATTTTCCCTGTCTTTGTGCGAACAAGTTTCATTAAATCATTTATTATGTTATTTGTAATAAATTTATCTTTATAATCTTTTATGTGTCCTTCAAGTAAACTAAACATAAGCTCTCTTGATTTACCTTGTGTGTAAATACCATATAACTTTCTTCGTTTAGCCTCTCGAACCAACATACCTTGTGCATCAAGTTTATCATCAATATTACTACCAACCATATCCTTACTATTATCAAAATAGATATTTCCTCGTATATCGGTATCACGCAGATGATCAAGAACTGCTTCACCATTCGCGTTTCGTTCTATCGCCAATATAGAACGGGGCAAATGTTTTCTAACCAATACATATAAGAACTTTATTAAATCCTTTACACCTATATTTGCTGACATAAATTCTGCTGCAGGCTGAATAGTATATGGGTCGAATATAGTTACGGCAGAGTTATCTTCACCATATCCATTTGCGACATCGACCCCTATGAAATAGCATTTATCTTTACGTAAAGGCTCATATATATCTAATTTGAATAATTTATTTATAAATATCTCTTCTTTTATTTGTCCTTTCAATTCTTCTATTCGAGCCAAATCTTCCGGTTCATATGGAGATTGAGATGAACCTCTTAATCTTTGAAGGAATATTTCTCTCTTTATTTTTAATGGATTATTATTTAACAGCGAGCATACTTTATTGAACCAAACATCATCTTTACCGAGCTGTGTATATGAATATTCTATATACACAATATTATTTCCAGAGTTTATTTCAATATATTCCTTTACATCTTCTATAGGCTTATCATAAAAATGCTCTGTCCATTTACATGTATTTTCAACAACAGCCAATGCATCCTGACCAGACTGTGAGTCTAAGTCGCCCGGTGTGCTTGTGAATACACGACAGTACATAGCATTATTTCTTTTAGCATTCTCAGATGCAGTATTATATGCAGGACCTGAGGCTTCCATAATAGTTTTAACAAAATCTATAAACTCAAACTCATCATAGTATTGGATAGGCTGAGTCGCACCACGCCCTATCTTTTCTGCTTGAACAAGAGATCTTGCTGATGATTTTGTCACTATACTATTATTATTTGAGCCGTTTTTCAAAGTTTTAACGTTATCTGTAGCTTTTATTTCATTACCCTCTTCATCATACGCAATTTTAAATTGTAAATATTTAGGTAATAAATCTCTCTGGTCTTTTAAACGAGATAAGTTTTCAATTGCTTTATCTGCAAGCATGTTTATAAACATTATTTCCGAGTCAGTTGTTCCTAATAAAAATGTCCAGTTAATTATAGCAACAGTAGACTGCGTTTTACCTATCTGACGTGGTATTACTAGGTAATGGTCTATACCATTTAAAAAACACCAAGTTGCTGCTAGGTTTGCTCTATTTAATTGGTATGGGACGCCTTTTGGGTTACCTTGGTCGGGTATTCTTGCAACTTCTCGTAAAAAATACCAAGGATTGACTATACACTCATTCACAATTCTAATGATCTGGTCATTAGATAAATAAGGGGAGTATGGGTCTACTCCCCTTAATGATGGATCATATAGAGCAAGGAAAAACATATTATTTTTTATTCCTAAACGTTTTAAATCGACCGCAGTTTGAATAAAGGATATATTGGTAGTTTCTGTATCATATATATACCGGCGTTTGACCATAATATAGTCCTCCATTCATTAGCGTTTTAATAATAACTCCCTATCGACAGAATATTTATCGTTATTCAGCAATTTAGCATGGTTTATAAACCACTCATCATCATATCCTAATTCTCTATAAGAATATTCAATACCAATATAATTGGTCAAACTATCTCTGCGGAGTTTATCCTTAACCGCTTCGATAGAAAGATCGTAAAACCAATCTTCCCAATGTAGTGATGTTTCGACGAACATTGCAATTTTATCATATTCAGGCATTTCATCAGGAATTATTTCTGTTGGTAATATAGAATATGATTTTGTTTCCATAGGAAGTGATGTTAATAAATCTGTAGTAACTGCCATTATTTCAAAATCCGGATATACAGAAATATTGTCTTTATTTTCATTTCTAATATCTTCAATTGTGCGTTTACTAACAGGAAATTTACTAGCTTCTAATTTTATCTCACCAGTATCGACGCGAGTTATCGTATAATTTTCTTTATCATATATTACTTTCTTTGCCATATATTCTGGCAAAGAATCAATTATATCACAAATAAATATGAAGAAAAGATTACCGAAATTATATATATCATTAATAATAATCTTATTATAATCTTTTCCAAATAATAATTCCCACACCATCATTGCTGCAGAACAATGCATATTATATGTAAATCTAGGTGTGACTATATGGTTATTTATATTATTTATACAGCAATATACTGATGCCAGTTTTGCTAAATCTAGTTTATACTGAGTAGTTCCACCATCTGCAGTTTTAAATCTTACAATATTTCTTAAAAAATACCATACATTATCTTCGCATTCAGAATTTATGATAGATATTTCCCCATCAGTTAATGATGGGGAAAATATATCCAATTCATCAGCAGAAGGATTTAATGTTTTTAAAAAGAAATCATTATTCATAACATGCTTATTTTTTAATAATTCCGATACATTTACAAATGACTCGTTAATTTGCATGTTTAAACCCTCCTTATATAACATTTATTAACCTTGATAACCTTTTGGATAACGTATAAAAACGCCATATTCCTTATCAATTATCTTCATAGCCATAATCTGTTCTCTTAATTTGAGTAGCTGGTCTTTCATATTCATAAGTGTACTCTTTGATTGAGACACTCTATTAGATTTACCCATTTCAATCAAATCTAATGCAGTATTTATCTGGTCGAGCAGTACATACAATCTATCCAGTAAATATATTTTATCATCAGTATTTTGAATATTACCGATATCAACTTCAAGAATATCTATATCGGACTGTGATACTTTCTTAACTTTTCCAAGTTTATCAAATAAACCAACGGATGCTTCTTTCAATATTTTATTAACATCATTCATCAGTATCTGTTCGTATTTCATTTGACTGTACACATCTTGCGGTACTCTTGAATACTGCTCGGATAATAATTCACGATATTTATCAGTAGACTCACCAAAGAATGAAGCATGAATATCCTGGACAACTCTTTTAGTCAAATCACTAGGAGTCTTAAGCATTTCAACTTTAAGAGAATTTCGTAAAACTTTCTTTCTAAATTCAAGTTCTTTAATATTAAGCACTGTCCAGTTAACTATTATTTCTATTTCTTTTTCAACTTCTTTATCTTCTCTATTAATTAATGAATTACCTTGAGATTGAATCAATTTTCCTATAAATTCATCCAATTCATTACCATATCCATACTTAATAACGAACTTATCAGCATGTCTTTCAGTATTAGTATTTGTAAATGCAAATGATTTTGTTGTGCATGACTCTAATATTGCTAAATTAAAAAGCTTTCTTATCTTCTTATTAGCAACTAATGCTTTCATCTGATAATTTAACTTCATTAATTTAAAGCGAAGAATCTTATTTAATCTTCTCGGAATTGTATTGTCATAGACTATATGACCAATTTCATGCAATAATACAGCCACAATCTCGCTTGGGTTAGCATTGAGTTTTGTATCATATAATAATATGCTATCAATTTCGATATACCAAACATCATTATTCTGCCATAATTTTACGATCTCTTCTGTAGAAGATTTCTTTTCAATGATAGATTCTACAAGAATATCCATTGTAGATACTGACGGGAATATATTCATCCCAAAAAATGAATTTGTTGCATTATTTACTATAGATAAATTAAAATTGAGGTCAAATTCACGTGAAAGTGTTCGTTCGATTTTGGCGAGGTTACCATTAACATCGTCTTTGTTCTTTATAGAACCAAAACACTTTTCTATGAAAATCAAATTATCACTTTTAGTTTTCATATCCTATCACCCTTTCATAAAAATAGTAAAAAAATATAGAGAACTCTTATTAATTAAGAGTTCTCTATGTTATTATTAAAAAATTATTCGTTGATAACGTAATCTGCAGAAACAACAGTGCTCGGAATCATACCTGCTTTAACAGCAATTACTTTAAGTGTGCTTGTAGCAGCGATTGTTACAGCACCGTTAACTAATTCTGATGTTGTTGTCGGCTCATTACCGTCTACAGTGTAGTAGAGATTTACTCCAGGTGTTGCACAGCTAATTGTTACTGTCTGAGCGCCTGTGTATGTACCAGCAGCTAAGCTGATTACAGGTGCAGCAACCTGAGCTGTTGCAGGAGCACTAGGATCTTTTAAACTAAACTGATTGTCAAGAATATGGAACTCACCCTGAACAGGAAGAACTTCAGTTGTAATAAATCTAGATGTACCCATAACGTTCGGAGTAAGCGGTGTTAATGCATTTCTATATGCATTTTCGATGTTCAAGCTATATTTATAGTGCTTGAATGTGATAACTTCTTTTGTAAGAGGATATGCAACAACACGGAGACCACGTGATTTCGGGCATTTCATTGTGCTGATTACATGAATTCTGTTCTTATTAGCGGTCATAACACCGAATCTGTAGTCGAGCTGAATACCACCGATCTTGGTGTCTTCATCAATTACCCAACGTACATTATCCTGGATAAGGCTGATAAGGTTCGGATGACCATATACAACGAACATTAAGTCCTGATTACGTAATTTAACTTTTAATTCGTCAATGAAACGATTTAAGTCAAATTTTAATTCGCTGTCGATCCACTGTGATCTTGTAACGAATTTATTTGCCGGAGGTTCGCAGTTGAAGTAACCTTCTTCAACGAATCCATCAGTGTAACCGAATGGGAGGTCTTTTCTTGTTCTCCACATATCATAGCTATTATTCAAGAAACCAAGAATTTCGCTATCTTCATACTGTGTTAATACAGTACTCATATCGGCAATGATTTCTGTTGTAATATCGAAATCAAATAAAGCTTTATAATCTTTGATCTTTTCGAGTGTTAAACCAGTGTTGATACGTGTACCATCCGGAATCTTCCACTCTAAAAGTTCTCTTTCTCTGTCAAGTTCGATTGTTTCTGTGTTGTTTTCATTTGATAAGTGTCCGCCAAACTGTACCTGTGTGATGAGACCCTTAGTTGAAGCACATGAAACTAAACCGTTATAGAAGTCAACCTGACCAACGAGAATATCTTCAACGGTTGTACCGTCATCTTTTACATACTTAACTCTGTATGTAAATGAGCTGTTTGCAGCCATGTTAGGTGATACGTTCACTGCAACAGGAACAACTTCACCATCTACTGTAAGCATAACGCTCTGAATACAGAAGTCGTAAGCAAGGCTATCACGGCGAGCGATTGAACCGCCACTTTCTTCAAGAATATTTAAATCCTGGAACGGTAATGTTGAACCGGTAGGATAATACTGTGAAGATACCTGAGCACCCTTACCTTTATTCATGATTTCTTTATATGAATCATCATAGAAGATATCCGGAATATAATACTTCTTACCAGCAGCATCTTTCAAGAAGCGTCTTTCATAAGCAGCTTTGATGATGGGCTTAGTAGGAACTTCGGTCATAACGATATCTTTTGAATGACCTTCGATATAAGATTTCTTTAAGATAGGTAAGCTGATACCAACGATAGGAGCAAGTGCTGCTACACCAGATTCGGTAAGCATTTCGAGAGAAGAGTTCTCGAATAACTGCTCAAGTTTCTGAGGCATCATTGAATAGTAAGGATCTTCGAAAGAGCTTTCCATTACATCGCTTAAAAGCATGTCTTTATAAGCTTCTTTCATAGTATCTACTCTAAGGATTTTTGTAATGTCCGTGATTGCATCCATTTGATAGGTGCTTTGGAATCCTTCGAACAAGTTCTTTACGTTATCTTTGAAGTCTGCATTCTTATCGTGTGAGAATGAGCCAATAACTTTAACCTGCTCAGGATTATCTAAATACTCATACATAATTTGAGCACTTCCTTTCTAATATTTTTTATATATTTGTTTTATGTATTTAACGTAAAAACACTTATTTTTTTAAGCATTTCCACATTAATTTTATAAGCTTCTATAAAATAATTATACGTATATAAGTTTTTAACATACGTATCGGTTGTGAATGTTCGTGTTATATACTCATATAAATAATCTAGCAGTACTGTGAAATTCTTCTTAACCTGAATAACTATCTTATTAGCTACTATGTCTATATGGGACATTGTATCCAATTTAACAATATTATTTTTTATATTAAAATATAAATTTATTGAAGAATTTAATAAATGTAATTCTTTTTGAGCTTCTTCTGGTGATGGTTTTTCTTCATCACCAGTTTCGTCAACATTAGTTCCAGTATCAACACCATCATCAGTTTGAGTTTCATCGGTTGTATCATCAGGAGTCACTTCTTCAGTATCTTCTGTATGGTCTCCAGATTCGTCTGAAGACTCATCTTCTGTAGTTGTATCATCTTCAATGGGTTCCTCCGGTTCTTCTTCAGTCTCATCTGTATTAGTATCTTCGGAAGTCTCATCGTCCTGTTGTTGATTATCATCTTCTGTAGTCTCTTCTTGTTTTGTTTCTTTTGCATCCTTTTCTTTTTCTGTACTATCTGGGTCTTTTGCTTCTTTGAGAATTTCAAATATATCCATAATCGACCCTCCTTTTATTTTTCATCTAAGCGATATTTGATACGTTCGATATCCTTTTCGAGTTTCTGTTTAATTCTCATTAATTCATACTTCTCTTTACGTTGATTATCGCTCTTAGCATCATCGATTTTTTCATTAACAATCTTTAATTCACCTTCAAGGTCTTGAAGGATTTTTTTACGTTCTTTTTCATCTAAACGCTTATCAATAGCCCAAGCTGTTAATGTGCCGATTATTGCTATTAATGGATTTACTAATCGAGCACCTGTTATTCCATTGGCTATTAATTTACCTGTAGCGATTGTTAATATTCCTTTTTTAAGGAAATTTGATAATTTAAATCTATATTTTCCTGTAATTATTCTGTTTCTTCTCTCATCAGAATCTTTTTTCTTAATCTCATCAATAGTATTATTAATAGCATTTATGAATGGGTCGGTAACTTTATTGATAGCAGTATCTATACGCTTAACGTTACCAACAACCTTTCTAGCTTTATGCAATACCTTTCTACCAGATTTGCCTATAGCATTTGCCGCTTTAGATATACCTGTTGCAGATTTACTATCTTCTTCGAGAATCATGCCATTTAAGAGGGTTGTTTTGTTATATAGATTAACTATACTTTCGATAACTGTATCGTCGAATTCGTCATCTTCATCGAATACCATATTTGTTATAGTGTCTTCAATTTCAGCAACTATATCTTCAACAACAGCTTCATCATACTGAATTATATCGGGTTGCATTTCTGCAACGCCTTCTTTAACAATACCACAGTATTTTCCTAACATATCTGATGCTCTACGGATTTTATCCATATAATCACGATATATTACATACTTTCTATTGTCTCCATCTTTCAGTTCCTTATACATTGTAGTTATTTGTTTATTCATAATATTTATATATGCTTTAGCCTGACTCTTGGATACTTTTAATTCTATTATCTTTTCGGCAATAGTTATAGGCATATCTGTCAATACCTGAGCAGGTGTTCCGCTCATAGGGATTTCTAAAGCAACAAGCATCTGAGTGCTCTTTTCTATCAGTTTTGGAAAACTAGAAAGATATTCTGTTGTATGACTTGTTTTTATTCGTCTAAGGAGTAATTCATAATCAGTAATCGTTTCAGGATTATAATTTATATTATGAATTAAAATCTCCATCTCATCAACAAGATAAGATTCAAATAAACAACCAGAATTGGCTCTATTAATATAAAATTCCATCTGAACTTCATCTTTGATATTTTTTACATCATTTTTCTGTTCTATAGTATCATCTATAATGTCGACAGTATTTTCTAATTCTTTTATATGATCCCCATCCACATAATTAGATTCTTTTAATGTTTTTATAAATGTCACAAGACTTTCTTTCTGGACTTGTAATTCATTTACATTATCATATGAAGTGCGTATGATATGGTTCATAAATGACGTGCCCTGTGATGGGATTGTGTACATATATGATAAATTTTCTTTAATAACATTTGTTGGCTGGTTTCTAAATTCATTCATAAATAAAATCCTATTAGCTGGAGTATCATTCGCCTTTAATTGGTTAAATGATTCTCTTAACGCATCTATTTTAGGTTTTTTAGAATTTAGAATACTTTCTTTATTTATATACATGATTGTATATCCTCCTTTCTATCTATAGTTATATAATAAAATCATTTAATTTTAGATTTTTCTAAGCATTCATTACGTTTTTTCATCAATCCTGCAATGAATTTATCGTTAATGTGTCTAGCACGTGCACGACTAGCTCCTTTAATTTTACCGGTTGTTATAATGCCTGCTAAGATAATGCCCCATAAAGCATATGATACAAATGGAATAAACCCACCTAAGAAATCTTCAATATTTTCATCAGGAATTTTATCAATGATCTTATATATGGATTTTGCTCTAGTTATAGCCTTATCATAATATGTTAACGCTTCTTTGTAGTTGCCTGCTCTTTCTAACTTCTCAGCTTTTTCCCAATATCTTGTTGCGTTGTGTTTTGTTATACTGAAATCAACCTTCAAAGCCTCCCAAGATGCCGCAGCTTCTGTTGTTATATAGTATTCATCATCTGAACTATCTAAGAACGAATCTATTATTGTAATGAATGCATTAATATCAATTTCTATTCCGGACTCCTGGTGAATATTATTTTGTGTAAGTTTATTAAAAAACATACATCAAACACCCTTTCGTATTCTATATTATTTATTTTTAGATTTCTCTAAGCATTCATTACGTTTTTTCATTAATCCTGCAATGAAGTTATCGTTAACCTTTTTAGCATACGCACGACTAGCTCCTTTAATTTTACCAGTCGTAATTGTGCCAACTAAGATAATGCCCCATAAAGTATATGATATATAAGGGATGTATCCTGCTAAGAAATCCATGAGATTTTCATCCGGAATTTTATCAATAATCTTATATATAGATTTTGCTTCAGTGATTGCTTTATCATATAATTTTAATGCCTCTTTATATTCGCCTTTCTTTTCAAGTTTCTTAGCTTCTTTCCAATGTTTTTTAGATTCTTTTTTAATGTCACTAAAATCAATCTTCAAAGCCTCCCAAGATGCCGCAGCTTCTGTTGTTATATAGTATTCATCATCTGAACTATATAATAATGATTCAGTTATCGTTATGAATGCATTAATATCCATTTCAACACAAGATTCTTTTAAATTATCATTTGAATTGTTTGTAAAAAACATAAAATCTGCCCCTTTCGATTATATAATTACCATAATGTTTTTGAATTACGATCATAATAATTGTGGCAACAAACAATATTTTAAATATAAATCTAAGAAAGGAATGAGTTTCATGAATAAACAAGAAGTAGCCGCTTATCTTATCATGGAATCAACATCCGAACCGTCAAGAGTAGACAATCTTGAAGTGTTCGACAAGAATAGTTTATTCTATTTACGATTTGATACAAATCTTCAGGATTTTAATATTCGCAATAGAAATAGACGTATATATATGGGTAATGCCATGGTTCCATCATTACAGGCTGAGCACATAATCGAACTTCAAAATAAAAAATCTTGGTTCGGTGAAGCTGGTCATCCGATGACTGATGATATTAAACGTATATTAACTATAGACCCTAAATTAATATCTCATAAAATAGTATCTCATACTGCAACCAATACTGGATGTAAAGGTACTATTGAGACATTAGATAATAAATATGGTCGTGAAATGACAAAACACATTCTTC